TTGCCCTTGGTGTTCCAAAAGGTAAATTATGCCCAAAAGGACACCCCCGCCTTACGACGGGGGTGTTCTCATTTTTCGAGCTTCCGCATGACGCTGTTGTACACGCGCTCGTTGACGATTTTAAGGCTGTCCATCAGCTCGTCCATGACCTCCCACGCTCTTGCCGGAGCCATGTCGGAGACGGCCTGCAAAAAATCGCTGTCGCCGTAGCTGCCTACCGTTTCAGACGCATAGGCTTTGACCGGTGCGGGAGATGCCGAATACAGCATCGGCCTTTCCGGTTCTTTGGGCGCGTTTTGATTTTGGATGATGTACAACGCCGCCAGCTTTTGATAATTGGGCCAGCTCGATTCCTCCGTCTCAAGCCGCGATATCCACAGATTGACCTCGTTTTCGTCGATCAAGGGGACGCACCCCCTTTATTCCTCCATCAGGCTCGCGGCACGACGCAGCGCTTCCTTTACGCGGTCGTCGTCCGTCTCGCGCATCATGTCATTGATCTGCTCGCGCAGGTGCTCCATGCTGTCGGCGCGGCTGTAGTGCCCGCGGACGTAATGCGTGCCGCGGCGAGCATAAGAGCTGCCCCTGCCGTAAGTGCCGCGCATATCGGCCTGCCAGTCGCCGCCGCGAGAATAATCACCGTCGCGGGAATAGCGACGCGAATAGTCTCCGTCGCGAGAGTAACCGTCGTCCTCCATCATCTCGATCTTGTCGATGTTCTTGATGGTGTCGGTCAGCTTGTGCGCGATCTCAAGGTCGCCCGCGCCCAGGTCGCCCTTGCGGCTGATCTCGTCCAGCTCCTTGCAGAGCATATCGCGCAGATCATACATTGCTTTCTTGCTCATGTCCATTCTCCTTTCACGCGATTCTCTCAACCGTCAGGTTCGAGTTGGCGAAGTTGACGGCCTGAGTACTGGTGTTTTCCATTGCGACCGTCAGGCAGCAGCCTTTCGGGACGCAGACCTGCGCGGAAACATAAATGTTAAAGTAGTTCTCTACCGCCGCAGGCGTGACAGTCGCCGTTGCGCTGGTCAGCGGCTCTCCGTTGATGGCAAGCGCCGCCGTGATGGCCTCGACCGTGCCTCCGGTGGGAATAGCGATGTTGCCACCAAAGGAGACCCTAAACAGGGCGCGGTTTTGATTGGTGAGGCCGCGCAGCGTGACAATGCCCGCGCCCTGACGATGCACGATACAGGGCTTGTTATTGACCGCAGTTTCCGTCAGCGGGACGTTTTGCCCAGCAGCAACAGAAACAATAGCGGAATTATTATATTCAGCCATTTTTCTTCTCCTCCTTTTTCCAAGTAGTTGCCGCAAAAGGGGGAATGAAGCCGGATGCAAGTACATCTGTATAGCTTGGCTTGAAAAGAGCGTCCGCCTTATGCAGCAGATCGGCATAGTTTGCGAGTTCGACCATGCTCATTTCGGACTTATCCATAGCAGCAAGATGGTCTACAAATTCTTGTTTCAGCTCGTCAATCGTTTTCATGAGTTTCGTCCTTTCTAAAGGGGTCGATTTCGACCCGGTTAAAATACAGCGGCGAGGCAATAGCCCCGCCGCGTTGGTGTCAGTATCGGCACGGGGCCGAACATTTTGTTGACGTCAACAAAACATTGCCAACAAAAAGCTATGCTATGAAGTTGTCAGCAGCCGCAGCCCTGATTGCAGCCGCAGCCGCCGTAACCGCTGCCCGCCCACGGGTTACAGGTAATGTAGGCAGGCGAAGGGCACGGACGCAGCTGCGAGATCAGATAGTTGTTCTGCGCGGCCTGAGATGCCGCCAGTTTCAGATTCTGATTCTCGGTCTGGAGGTCGGACAGCTTGCTCTGCGTCAGGAAGTCGAGGATGGCGCGGCTGTTCTGGTTGTTCGCGTCAATGATGTCGCGTGTGGCGTTCTGCACGGTGTTGCGCGTGTCGCACGCCTGCGCCGCCATGTCATAGCGCACCTGGGCGATAGCCGCGCGGTTCTCGCAGCAGCAATTTGCGGCCTGCATCTGCATGGCGTTGAGCTGCTGCATCAGCGCCGCCTGCTGGTTTGCGCGGGACAGCTCGGACTGTGCAAAGCCGTTTGCCATCGCCATGTTAGTGCCGTTGACAAGCTGCGCCTGCTGGTAGAATCCGTCGCAAAGACCCTGATTTACACTGTCGATCTTGCGCTCGACATTGGCAAAATCAGAGGTCAGCACATAGCCGTCGACCACGCCGCCGCTGTTGCCGTTGTTCCCCCAGCCGCCATTTCCCCAACCGAGAAATGCGAAAAGGAACAAGATAATAATAAACCAGCTGCCTTCTCCGCCCCAGCCGAAGCCGCCGCCGTTGCTGGAATTTACGGGCGCAACAGGCATAGTGGCCTGAACGCCGCCGTCAGAAAGAGACATAGTATCACTCCTTTGAAAAATTTTTATTCATCAAATCGTGGCCACGATGTTGATTTATGTTGATGATTACTGCATCAGGCTTTGAAATTGCTTTGCCATTTGCTGCAGCTGGTTAAGCTGCTGCTGGTTGAGTTTACCGCTCTGCAAAAGCTTTTCGACCTCCGCTTTGGGATCGCCATGAAAATTTGCCTTGAATTGCTGGAACTGCTGCATCATGCGCTGGAACTGGCCTACCGGCCCCAACATCTGCCCGCCGCCAAGCGCGGTCATAAAGGGATTACTCATCGTCCTCGTCCTCCTCAACCTTGCGTTTCTTCTTGCCCTTTATTTCTCCCACAAGCGCCGCCAGACGGTCGAACTCCTCGCGGGTAACAAATTCCACTCCCGGCTTTTGCGACGCGTTAGAGGCCGTTTCTGTGCGCTCTACGAGGTCGTAAATCTTGAGCGTCGGCTTGCCGCTTGCGTCTGCCTGCTTGAGGTACACGGTGGGGGCGGTGGAATCCCACAACGCTACGGCAGAGTTGGGCGCGATCAGGTAGCCTCTCGCCTCCTGCTCGCTGCTCACCCATTGCACACCGCCGGCCGCAACAGGATTCTGCGGCACAGGAGGCGGAGCAGGCTGCATCATCTGCTGCTGCCGCATCTGCATGAGGTTATCCGGCATCGGCTGTGGATAATAAGGGTTTTGATAGTACGGATTAAAAGCCATGTCATTCAGTCTCCTTTACCCAAAAATAAATCACAGTCTCATTGCTGCTGTCCCACGAGTCAAAGATCGTCCCGTCCTGCACGCACACCACATGACCGGACAGGGCTAAAATATATGTGCCTACCGGATGCTCGTCCGCAAACTGACCGACGGTATAGCACAAAGGACAGGTGTCCGGCACGATATAGCGCCGATAGCCGAGGGAGTGCAGATACGCGCCCCAGGTCGCGTTGGCCGACGGCATATCACCGTCTAAGTAGCCTTGTATGGCAAGCGCGAGATACGTTTCGCCCCAGTCTTTTCCGGTCGCTTTGGAAATCGCCCGAACGGTGCAGTCCCCCACGTTCTTGCCATAAGGCGACGGATTATAATAGCTATACATGCAGCAGCTCCGCAAAATAAACATAGGTGCGCAGCTCGTCCGGCTCGGGGAACAGCACCAAAATATCCCTCGCCATCTGCTCGGTGAAGCCCAATGCCAAAAGCCGTTCGTACATACAGCGCACCTCCTTTTCTGCCTCTATCGTACCGCGGTTTTAGGTTTGCAAACTGCCCGCAAACTGCCCGCGTTCTGCCCGCAAACTGCCTTGAAAATAATTTGAAAAAATCAGGTTTAACCTATTGACAATAGGTTAAACCTATGGTATATTATAGGTACAGTAAAGAAAAGGGGAGCACAGATATGAAAAAGCTCGCTACGATGAAAAGATGGTTCCAGATTCAAAAAAAGATGGAGCTTAACGATCGCTACCATTGCCAGAGACTGGATGCTTTTGGTGAGATCATCGGCGAAACCGAAAAGGCCTATAAGCTGTCCGTTGAGGCCCTTTTTATGAGCGGCGAAAAAAATGTGATGATCTGGTGCCCCAAGTCCTGCGTTGAAAACGTTGTCGAGGCGTAAAGGAGGAAATATTATGAAAACTATTTTGATGGACACCTATAAAATTTACGGGGAAAACGCGGAAGCCGCTGCCGATTACATCAACAATCAGGAGTCCCGCATGATCTCCGCCGGAGCCGGGAATGCGTATTTCAGCGAAGACTACCGCGAAAACATGAAGCGCTTCAAGAGCGAAGCCGCCGAGAAGTTCGGCGTCACCTTCGAGAACCTGTTTTAAGCCATGCCGGATAGTGAAGCAAAGCGGGCGTGGGCCGCGCAGAACACCACATTTATCGGGCTGAAATTGAACAACAACACGGACGCGGATATTCTCGCCGCGCTGGAGGGTAAGGCCCGTCAGACTGAGATCAAGCGTCTCATCCGCGCCGGGATGGAGGCGGAGAAAAAATGAAACTGGAGCGAACGAAACGGGTCGGCACTAAAGTCTATACCTACACGATGTCACCTGAGGCAGCCGCGAAGGAGAACGAGGCGAAGCGGGCCTACATCGCCAGAACCTACGAACGCTTGACGCTGGACGTCCCGAAGGGGATGCTGCAGGAGCTGTCCGATCTCGCCAAGCGTCGCGGTATCTCGCGGAGGAAATTGATTATCGATCTTTTTGGGAAAGAATTAGAAAACGAGAGCGCCGACGATTAGTCGGTGCTCTCGTTTTGTCCGTCTGCTATTTTGCGGTAGGCTTTCCGCCGGAGCTTGGCGAGACCGTCCACGCTGAGGTGAAGCATCTGCGCCACCTGTACGCAGGATCGGCCCCGCACGTCGCACTCGACGAGGCACGCCATTTCGTCGGGCGGAAGCTCAAAAGACCGAATGTATGCCACGGCCCGCCGCGGGGCCATAGAGGAAATCTGTGCGCGGATCGCTCGGTGCTGCTTGTCCATGCTGTGCGCCGGGGCTTGCAGAGCGCTCACGCGAGGGGAGACATGTCTCCCGCCCGTTTTCCTTTCGTTATTTTAGAATTTTTTCGAGGTATGCGTAAACATATTCCCCCCACGCCCTTTGCGTCGCGAGGCCGAAGGAATTGTCAACCGCCAGCTCATAGCCGCAGGCGTTGAGAAACTCTTGCAGCCTACCGACCGCCGCGCCCTTGTCGCCGCGCACAAGCACGGTCTTGTCCGCGGGGTATTTCGGCACGCCGAAGCCCCGGATATAGCGCCCGTTGATGGGGAGGACGCGATAGCCGCACTCGTGAGCTTTACCCTTGTTGCCCTCGAACACCGTGAAGCTCTGCCCGTCACAGGCGGTCACGATGCCCGTGTGGTTGGGCGCGCCCGTGCAGTCCGTGAGGGCGTAGTCCTTGCGGTCGTTCCAGCAGTAAAACACCTGCTCGCCGATTTGGGGGATGTGCGCGTCGTCCTCGATCCATTGGCCGCGCGCCTGATACCAGCGCATTTGCTCGCCGCAGCTGCACTCGATGGGAATGACCTCCGTCAGCCCGCAGAGGATCGCCGCCGCGGACACCATTGCTGCGCAGTAGTCGTCCGAATAAGTAAGCTTGTAGCCGCGCGGGTGCGGGAGGTAGCTGTTGTAGGCGTCCACGATGCGCTTGTGCACCGCGTCGCCGCGCACCGCGCCCTCCCACGCGGTCAAGGTCTCAAGAAACCTCTTCATTTTTCCTGTTCTTCTCGGTCTGGGTGCCGAAGTAGAAGGCGATGATGGTCGTGAAGATCGTCAGAAACTCCGTCCCGCTGATGCTGCCGCGCAGGGCAAGCACCGAGAAAACCGCCGTGAGCACGATGGTCACGATGCTCTTGACCGTGAGCAGATTGGCAAGTCGATTTTGCATATTTGCCTCCTTTACAAAAACCGCACGGCATAGAACTGCCGCGTTTGTGTGTTGATTTTGTTACACGCGCCGTTGATGGCGGCGACGTGCCCGCCGTCTAACATGACGGCGTATTCCAGCTTGAGCTTGTCCCGGCAAAAGGCGTTGACCTGCTGCGCGGTCATGCTGCGGCAGTAGACGCCGTAGAGTAGCCCGCCCTTGTAGCCAAGGACGGTGTGGTTGGTCTTGCGCAGCACATCGGAGTAGACGCCGGTAAAGCCGTCCAGCTTCGGATCGTAGCCGCCGAGCAGGCCCATGCCCCCGACCGCCCACACGACGTCGCCCAGCGCCGCCGCAGAGGAGACGCGGGCAATGCGCACCGCGCCCTCCGTGGTCTCGTAGAGCACGCTCTCCGGGTGGGGATAATGACAGCTCCAGTTGTGCACGACCTTACCGCCGCGCACGAGGATGCTGCACGGCTGCCCTTGCCACGAAAAGCTCCCCGAGATGGCGTTCTTCGGCAGCGGTCCGCTCATGTTGACGGGCTCGATGTCCCGCGCAAGGATGCAGGGCTGACCGTATAGCTCGACGTTAAGGGGCCAGCAGTCCGCGCCGAGCTTGGCGGCGATGTCGCTTAAGGTCTGGTTGCCGACGTAGCCGTTGTCCAGCGCGCCCACGGAGCGCTGGATGACCTTTATCATGCGTACCTCCTCCGAGGTCGAGCCTTTGATGTCCCTCATACCGCGCCCCCCGTCAAAAGCCACGCCATAAACGCGCCCACGACGGTCGCGATCATCAGCTCCACGACCTTCTCCCAGCGTTTGGACGGCACGGCGGTCAGGCTCCGCACATTGGCCTTGATCTCGCCGATGTCCTCCTTCATGTTCGTCTGGTCGGTCGCCAGCTCTTTGACCGACAGCGCCAATTCATTCAGCGCCCGCTGATCTACCTCTAACTGCTTGATGCGCCCCTCGTTGCGGAGCGAGCGGTCCTTGACCTCCTGAAGCTTCACAGCCAATTCTTCCATAGGCGTTGTCTCTCTTTCCTTAAAATAGAGCGGGGATCAAGCCCCGCTCTGTTTACTTGTTCAGCTCCGCGAGCTTCGCCGCGACGTCCTCGGGGATGGCGCAGGTCATCATCTTGACGCAGTAGCCGTCCTCGTCGTAGGTGAGCTTGTAGCAGGGGGCGACATATACCTCCGTGCCGGCGCGGGAAATGTCGCGCGCCATGACGGGCTGCACGATGCTGTTCTTGACACCCGAGTTTTCGCTCAGGCCCGCGGGGGTATCGGTGACTTTGATGGGCTTGCCGTCGGATGCGATTCTCTTGTAAGTAGCCATTGTGTTTCTCCTTTCTTACTCTTTCGTGATGTCCGCCGTGCCGCCGTACTCCGCCGGCACCAGTTCGGGCAGGCCGCACTCATTGATGAGGATGTCCGCCACCTGCGGCTTGAGTTTGTTCGGCACCTTGTCAAACTCCGTCTTGCCGAGGATCACTCTCTGTGCGAATAACATTGCCATCATTTCTTTACTTCCTTTCTGTAATGTAAAATATACGTTTAACGCCAGCTCGGCGATAAACTCACGCATACACGACCGCCGCCATCTCGGCGATGCAGTCCTCGTAAAATTCCGCCTGATCAGCCTGCGCGCTGACCTGCTCCTTTAAGAGCTTGTTCTCCGCCTCCAGCGCGGCGACGCGCTCCTCGGTGGTGGGCTCCGGCTCGACAGGCTTGGGTAGGCTCGCCCTATAAGCGTCCAGCGCCTCTTGGTTGCCGGTCATGACGGTCACGGTGCCGCCGTCCAGCTCCAGCTTGACAAAACCCATAAAATTGTAAAACACGGAGGTATCAAGAGCATCGGGCACAATCGCATATTCCGCGGGCAGTTCCCCGTGCCAGCTCTGCAGTGGCGGACGACCGCCGTTTTCGTTGGCGTTAATTTGGATGATGTTCATAACGTTCCTCCTTTAGCCGATGGCAAAGTAAAAATACGGTGTTCCACGGCGGTTGAGCTGAAGATAAGCCTCCCCGGTGCTGTCGCCATACCACGAAACGGTGCTGCCGTTCCACGCGACGGCGACATCGCCATCAGAACCACCGGTGGGCCTAGTGTTACTTTTCGTCATGCCGCGCACGAGGAACAGTCGATAGGGTTCTCGGTTCGGAGAAATCACCAAAAACTCAGGAGGGAACGAGAACGTCAGGCTGTTGGGGTTGCTCGACCCATACGTCCCTGTGCCGGTGTACGAGCCCGTGGCGATGCGCACCTTGTCGCCGAGCTGACCTAATGGATTGTAAGTATATCCATCACTCACGGCAGGCGGATAAGCGTCAGGAGATGGACTATTAACATAGCCAAATAAAGTTCTTCGGTACAAAGCATCTACTATTCTATAGGTTAATCTATATGTATCCCCGCTGACGAACGTAACACCATCTGAAAACCTAACGGGTTGTACTTCGGCGTCGGCGTATGAAAAACTACTCAATTGGACATATTTGTTGTCAAGCTGCAAAGAACCTGCGGAATTGTATGTCGGATATATCTGAGTAATGGGTTCGGCGAGAGATATATTCCCGTCGCTATCTAAAATGATATCATCTGAATACCTAACATATGTTCTGTTTGTGTTGCCGCTTTTTACTAATATCTGACTGTAAGTGGAATTAGATTTGACTACTTCCCAATTCCACTGTTCTTTTGCCCATATATACTCGTTCCCCAGCCCTTTTTGGAACCGGGACAAAAGGTGAAGTGCGTCGTCTGGCACGGCGTCGGTGCCCAGCCCAAACGCCGACGCGGTGGTGTCCTGGAGCAAACTCGCCTTGTTCAGCGGCGTGCCCTCCTGCGTGGGCTGGTCGGCGCGCGTGAGGTCGTAGGTGTTGGCTTGCCCCGCGACCGGCTCCAGCTTGACGCGCCCGGGGTACAAAGATACTCTGTCCTGCATATTGTCTCCTTTCAGGCCTCTCCGGCGTACAGCTCGCCGGAGATGTACCATGATTTTGTGATGTTGGTAATGAGCGCGTCGAGGTCGAGCAAAATCTGCTCAATGTTGTTGGCCTTGACGTAGTTCAGCCCCGCCATGCTCGCCGGAGCATTCGGCGTGGACTGCATGACCGCGATCTGCCCGCGCAGCGTGACGATGTTCTGCCGGTACGCCTCCATCTGCGAGGCGGTCGGCGCGTCGGTCGTCAGCCAGTCCTTTTTGACCGTCACGGGGCAGGCATAGCCGAGCGCCGTGAAGCGGCCCGCGATGTACTCCACCGCCGCGCCCACGCGGTTGAGGTCGGAGGCGTTGTAAAAGCCCTTGTCGGTCTGATTCGCCACGTCCGCGCGCGTGCGGTCGGTGATGAGGCTCAAAAGGCCGTAGTAGAGCGTGAGCGTGTAGTTGGTGCTGACGCCCGCCGCGGTGACAGCGGTGAGGGCGACGGCGTAGGTGTCGTCCGCCGCCCGCTCGACCGTAGCCGTCCACGCGCCTTCAATGAGCGTCCAGGTGTAGGCCGTGCCGTTGACCGTGCCGCTCACATAGATGATCTCGCTCGGCAGCGAGACGCTCAGAACCTGCGCGCTCATTCGATCTCCACCGCGATGACCATCGTCGCGCCCGCGTCGACCGGGTTGGGCGTGATGGTCGCCGACTTGATGACCGGCACCGAGGTATCGAGCGTCACATTGCGCGTGACCGTGGAGACCTTGCCCGCCGCGTCGGTCGCCGTAATGACGATGGTATTCGCGCCCTCCGCCAGCGTGACGGCCTTGCTGAACGCGCCGCCCGCGCCGACCGTGACGCCGCCCTGATCCGCGCCGTTGAGCGTGATCTTGATCTCCACGGGCGAGGAGGTCGCGTCGTTGGTGATACCGGCCACCGTGAGAGCCGCTGTGTTGGTGATAAGCTTATCCGTGGGCGAGGTGACGTTGAGCGTCGGGGGCACGGTGTCGACCGTGTAGGTGGTGGACTTCTGCGCCGCGGCGTTTCCGTCGTGGTCCTTGCAGTCGATGGTGACGGTGTGGCTGCCGTCGTCGAGGGCCGAGGCGGGCGTGTAAGTCACCTGGTAGCCGTTGGCGATGGCCGTGCTCGCAAGGGCCGAGGACGCGACGGCTGCGCCGTCCTGTTTGACCACGAGCGTCGAGAGATCGACGCCGGAGCCGTCCGTCTCGTCTGTGACGGTGAACACGACCGGCTGCTTGCTGTTGCTGACATACGCCCCGGAGGACGGCGAGAGGATGGTGATGACCGGCGCGACCTTTTCCTTGACGTAGAGCTTTAATCCGTTAAGCGTCGAGGCGTCCGCCGAGCCGACGGTACCCGCGTCGTTGGTCGCCTTGATTTGCACGTTGTAGTAGCCGCCGGACTGGTTGTAGGATGTTTTGCCCGGCGCGGTGATGGTGGCCTCGTACTTGCCCGTCGCGCTGTTGAGCGCAAGGGTGTAGCTCTGGCCGTTGATGATCGCTTGGACTGTTTGGATCGCCATAGTTTAGACCTCCCCGGCGAATATCTCGCCGCTGTAGTATTTTGTCGGTTCGAGGTAGACGGTCTCCTCCGTCACGGTGACGGTAAGCAGGGTTTTGGTGTTGATGTCGGCGGGATTTGGAGCAAACGCCGCGGCAAGGATCTTCGGAATTAATATCGGATAAGTCTCGCTCATGCGCTCTCCTCCTTGTCCCAGTACACCACCACGCAGCCGCTTGCACCAATCGCGCCGGACGTACCCTTGCCAGGCTCCACGTCCACGATCCACCGGCTCCCTGCGGGGCTTCCGTCCGGGTGGTACTGTTTTTCCTTGTGCCGCTCGCCCTTGTTTCCGCCCCTGCCGCCCTTACCGCCGTCGCCCGTGCCCGATTTGGGCACGGCCACGCCTGCGCGGGCAAAGCTGTCGCCACTGCGAATATCCGAGTAGCCGTTCGGGTAGCGCTTTCCGTTGGCGGAAGAGTAGACGCCGAAGGTGGAAGCCTCGCCGATGGTGATGGCAAAAGTCTGCTGCTCGTTGATCTGAATGGTATCCGCCCAAACAAGGCCGCCGAGACCGTCCGTGCCGTCCGCGCCCGCCGCGTCGAAGTCGCCGTCCGCGCCAGCCGTGCCGTCCCCGCCGTGCCCGACGAGGATGACGCGCAGCCGCGTTTTGCCCGCCGGGGCCGTCCACGATCCGCTCTCTGTAAAGACCGCGCGCTCGGTGTAGAGATACGAGCCGTCCGCCTGCAACAGCTTGCTCTGGCAGCCTTGCAGCACGCCGTCCGCGAATTGAAAGGTCTGGTAGATGCGCCGCGCCGACGTTGCGCTGCTCTCGTCGAGCCACACGGTGTCCACGTCGCCGATCTCACTTGCGGGGTCGCCGCGCCCGGTCAGCTCCAGCTGATTGCCGCCGTAGCACGAGAGGATCAGACGCGCCGCCGTGAGCGCCTGCGCCTGCGTGTGCAGAAACGGGTTCTCGATGGTCACGGTCTTCTCGCTGCTCGTGGAGTTGCCCGAGACGACGTACTCCGTCCCGTCCGAGAGGTGGAAAATGAGCGACGCGAGGGACTGGTTGGCCTTCATCGTCGGGTAATTGACGAGGTTTTCCAGCGTGATCTTGCTGCCCTGGTTCCAGAGCGGTTCCACCGCGAGTTTTCCGGTCTCTGCGTCCGCGCGCGGCCATGTGCCGGTCGCCATGCAGGCCCATCGCAGGATGTCGCCGCACTTCTTCCCGCTCACCGCGGCGCGGCTCGAGGCCGTGACCGCAAGGTCGGCATAGTCCGCGTCCACCGTGTAGCGGTCCGCAAAGTTGGTGCCGAGCTGAGAAACAAGCGAAGCGATCCATCCGGAGAGTGTGATGGGCAGCACCGTCGGCGCGAGATACGCGCGGTCGGCCAGCAGACCGATAATGTCCACAAGGTCCCACTGCATCGTCAGGCCGTTGTCGCCGGTCTTCCAGCCGTCGGAGTATTGGTAGAAGACGCCCACGCGCTTATATTCCACCGTACCGTCCGCAAGCCGCACGCCGATGTAGGCCTCCACGCCCTGCCGCTCCTCGATGCTCTGGAACAGCCCGGACTTGCTTCGCGGCTCGAACATACGGTTTTTGTTGTTCATTGCCATTTTGAGCATTCCGTATGGCAGCGTCAGGCAAGATACGTCCCCTTGCTGCTGCACGGAAAAGGATGCCAGCATATTTTCGCTCCATTGCTCGTAGTAGCCCGGGATGATCTCTACGGTTCGCATCCTGCGGTACGGCAGGTTCCATTTGGTCACAGTGATCTTGATCGCATCCGGCGTGTAGACCGTAAAGCCGGATATCTTGACGGCGCTTTTCGTGTTCCCGGTATACGTTTCCGTATGATACGACACGCCATCGACCAGAATATCCACCGTAAAATCCTCCGGTACGCCGTCAAGCGGATCGGAAGAAAAGAAGATGCTGCACGCCTGCAAAACGCTGACGTTGGCAAATGACAGCTGCACCCATACCGGAGCAGAAAAAGCTCCGTCCGCACCCGACAACGCCTCACTTGCCGTTCCAATTTCGCCCGCAATTTGATAGTCGTCGGGGAAAATCGCAAACGATCCATCCAGCAACCAGCGGTTTTTCTCCAGCGTTGCGCAGCGCGGAGGCGCGGAAATGTCCTTGTCCGTCAGCTGTGCCGGCTTCGACCACGGCGCCAGCCCGCTTGACGTGACCGTCCCGATGGTCATATCGGGGTCGGAGATGTCTACCACCGCTTTGAGGTAGATGCGCCTCGTTTTCCCGACGATAGCCGAGCGAAACGCGGAAGTCGCCTCAATCATGCGGCGTCACCTCCCGCAGCTCGACGGAAAAGTCACCCCACATCGGCTTCCCCTCGCGGCTCCACATAAATTTAGGCGATGCAAATGCCGTCACAAAAAACTCGGACGAAATCATTTCCGTGCTGTTCGGCGGGAGAAACGCGCAGAGGATCGGCTCATTTCTCCCCTTTTTGCACGCCGCAAGCAGGTTATTTTTCTCCTCGTCGGTAAAATACCCGTACTGGTAATTCACGCGCCACACCGTCCCGCGCAGCTCGCGCACCATGTTTCCCGGCAGCATCACAAGGTCAACGCTTAGCGGCTCTTCATAAGCCGTATAGCCGCCCTTCTGGCTTTCCGGCAAAAGGATCGCATAGCCGCCGGTATCTAAAATGAGTTGATTCATGCCGCCTCCTTATGCCATCTGCGCGTTTGCGATAGGCGTGCCCGCCGCAGCCGCCGCTTTGATGGAAAACGGCAGCAGATAACTCGCCAGCTTTGTGCCGTCCGGGAACATCAGGTTGATGGTGGTCGTGCCGGTCTCTGTGCTCACGCCCATGCTGTTGACGATAGCCGCGCTCGACCGTCCGATGCCGGAATCGGCAAAGCCTATTGTTGCCGTACCGAAGTCCATCCCATCCGCGATGCCGCGCCGTATCGCGCCGTATTCGCTCTCCCAGCCCTCGCCGAGGCCAAGCGCCATGTTTTCGCCGATCCCGGCAAACACGCGGGACGGAGAGTGGATGCCAAGAACGCCCTTGACGTTATCCACAATGCCGCCGAAGAAACCGGACACCTTTTCCTTGATCCAGCTCCCCATCGCCTTGATGCCGTCCCACACGCCGCGCACAATGTCCTTACCGACCTCGATCACGTCAGGAATGGAATCGACCAACGTTTTAATGATCGTTGCCGCCATGTTCAAAACGCCTGCGACCAGCTGCGGAAGGTTCTGCGCCACCCCTTTGACCAACGCAATGACCATTTCCAGGCCCAGCTCGATAATGTCCGGCAGCTTGTCGATGGCATAGCCGACGAATTTCTCGATCATTTCAGGGCCTTTTTCCTGCACCACAACGCCGATGTTTTCAAGGATTCTCTCAACGACCGGCAAAAGATTTTCCGCGACCGTCACGGTACTGCCCAAAAGGTTTGTAATAAGTCCCGCCATGTCGGCGTTTTCATCGCCAAGCCCCGTGATAAAGTTTTCATACGCCGCTTTCATCGACGCGATAGAGCCTTGGATCGTCGTGCTGGCTTCCAACTGTGTCGTACCCGTGATTCCCATTTCCGTCTGCACGGTATGGATGGCGTCAACGATATCCGCGTAGCTGTTGATGGTGTAGTTGGTGTAATTGCCCTGCGCGGCATTTAAGGCGTTTGCATCGTCCAAAAGACGCTGCATTTCCTCCTTCGTGCCGCCATAGCCGAGCTTGAGGTTATCGAGCATGGTATAGTTCTGCTTGGCAAAACCGGAATACGCGTTCTGAATAGATTCCATGCTGGAACCCATCTTGTTCGCGTTGTCGCTCATGTCGGTAATGGCCAGATTTGCCTTTTCCGCCGCCGCGTCCGTGTCTCCGCCCATCGACTGCAAAAGCGACGCGGAAAACGCCGTCACGGTGGTCATGTACTCGTTCGCGCTCATACCCGCCGTCTGGTATGCGTTCGCGGCGTACTGCATCACGGTGTCGGCAGAGGACTTAAACAGCGTTTCCACGCCGCCGACCAGCTGCTCATATTCGCCGTAGCTTTGAATCGCTGCTTTACCAATGTTTTTTACCGCACCTGCAACCGCTTTCACTCCGGCAACAATGGCTTGCCCTGCAATATTCGCTTTCAGCACATCGCCAAAGCTCAATGCCTTTTCTTTGGTATCCACAAGGTTTTTATCTACTTCGCTCGTGTCAACGCTGATTTTGACAAAAAGGTCTAATAAATTCATGTTCTCACCACGCTTTTTGGTGTTTTTGGTGAAAAGCCCTTGAAAAGTCAAGGCTTAAGTAGTACAATTTCAGGAAAGGAGGGTTTTGCCATGATCAATTTCAACAAAGATTCTGCATTTGACTTAAAGCCTATTTCCATTGCCGAAGTCCGCGACGAGGTCAACGGTCTTTTGATCGCGGGCGAAGAGATCGCCTGCGCGTTCAAAACGATCCGCGACCAGCTTATCTTCACCAACAAGCGCATCATTTCCGTTGACGTGCAGGGCATCACAGGAAAACGGAAATCGTTCAGCTCCATGCCCTTTTCCAAGGTGCAGTTCTTCGCTATCCAGACGCCCGGCCTTGTTGAGCTAATCCCCGACAGCGAGCTTGTCCTGACGTTCTCCAATGGCTTTACCGCCAAATTTGAGTTCAAAGGCGATACCGACATCGGAAAGATTGGCCGCATGATCTCGGAATACGTTCTCAAATAATGCCTATCCCTCCGCCGCCCCGTCAGGGGCGGCTTTTTTTATCGTCAGCCCGCACCGCGCGACAATATCGGCGGTGATTTCTTCGCACGTTCTGTTGTCCTGCTTCTTCGGCTCAATCATGTCCGCGTATCGCGCCTTGATGTAGTCCCCGCTCGCGTATCGCGCCGTGTTTTCGCCCGCAATGCGCAGCGCGTCCGTCACATAAATGCGGTACGCCTCGGTTTTCGCTCTCTCATTGAGCCGCGCCACACAGTACCGCAGGAAAGGCTTTACTTGTTTTCGCCCTCGGTATTCTCCTGCGCAGAGCCAGAGGATTTCCCGCTCTGCGCTGAGAGAAAAAGCGCGCCGAATGCTTCATCGGTCAAAAGTTCCGTTGCGTCTCGCATCAGCTTAACGAGGTTCAGCGCGCCCTTGTAGCTCTCCGCGCTCACGCCCTCGATAGCCGCAAGAATGGCGACAATATCGCCCTTGTGGCCCTTGAGCAGCGCAGGGAGCGCTTTTCGCGCCCTCTGCGTAGCAAACTGCTTCACCGTCATGCCCTCGGGCAGCTTCTCGCGCTTGAACAGCGCGGATGCCGCATCGTCCTCCGCAATGTTGGCAATCGGGTCAATGATATCCGCGATGACGTCAAAGACGCGCTCGCCCTGAATGTCGGAAAGTCTCATTTACGCCTCCGCCGTGCCGGCCTTGATGTAGATTTCAAAGGGAACGGTGTCCTGTGCGCTCATGGAATAATGGCCGGTAAACTCGAACGCAAACTGGCCCTTGGACTTGTCCGCCGTCTTGAGCTGGAAGCCGCCCGTGGAAAGCGCGTTGATCAGCTTGATCGCGATAAAGCCGCCGTTGGTTTCGCCGTTCTTGTCGGAGTAATCGCCCACAAGCCAGATATCGTCAAAGTCCGCGTCCTTAAGGTCGTTGCGCGGTGTGACCTTGGTCGTGTCAGTCGTCCCGATGTCCGCCGCGCCGCACAACCGCTTTGCAATGGCGGTATCGGCATTGACAAACGTACCGGCCATCTTGGCCTCCCACGAATCGATCGTTTTCAGCTCCTTCATGTTCTTCGGGCAGTTGTCAATATCCGCGCCCATGTCCGAATAAGTCGGCGTGGCGGTAAAGTTGACGCCGCCGGTCGTTGCGCCGATCTGCCCCGCCTCGCCGATGGTGCCGGTCGCAGGCGTGAAATCGGTCGTCAGGATACCGGCGTTGATCTGCAGCTTCTGAAACGCATCAGATGGAATCTTGGTAAATTTCATGTCGTTGTCCTTTCATCAGTTTTGCGACAGGAACTCAACCGTAATGTTGAGATACCGCCGCTTGATGTTTTTATCGCTCTTGTCCGCGATGTTCTGGCACCACGGAGAGCCGCGCTTGAGCCACATCGCCCCGCCGTCATAGGCGACCATGCAGCCGCCCATGCCGATGGCGTCGCTGATTTCCTGCGCCTTTGCGTTTGGCACCGCTTCGCTTTCGGTGTAATACCAGAGGTTGACCGTCAGCGCGATCTCGCCGCTCTCCCATGATCCGGTGATCAGCTCGTAGGTCAGCCACGGGAAAACCGCGTCCTCCGGCACGTTGGATGTGGGATATGCCGGGAGAAATTGAGAAAACCATGCGTGGAGCGCCTTATCCTTTGTCATTTCGGCAGCTCCTTTCGCTCCGCGGTGAAGAATTTCAGCGCCCGGATCGTCGGGCCTGCCGACCGCGGCGCAGCCTTTTCCTCGGGGTTCGAGGTCACGCGATAGGTAAGCCCCGTTTCCGTATCGCGGAAATAATCAGTTCTCTCAATCGGCACATTCTGCTGTACTAACACAGAATATACTGAGGTTACGCCTTCCTGCTCTGCTTTTCGGGCTTCCATAGATGTATCAAGCGCTTGATAATTAAGGAATTCAGCGCCGTCCACCCAGTCTGTGATGTAACCGCCAGCGCCATCGCTTGTGCGCCTCTTTTCGATCAGCACGCATTTTTTGCCAAACGCATCTAACAGCATTACGGTCCCACCCCCTTTATCTTGCGCCAGTCGTTTAACCGACCTCTAAAAGCGTCCTGCCAGCCGTTTAACGTGCCGCTGTCGATTCCCGCGCTGCGTTTTGTGTAGGAGTAGCCCCCGAAGCTTTCGCTTTGATACGGGCTTGCAACGGCCTCTCCGTTCTTTTCCTGCCACGCCTCGATCTCAACCGAAAGCTCGATTACGGCTTTCGGCACGGCAAGCGCCCACACAGAGCCGGTAAACGTCTCGTCCGTTAAATCGACCGCCGGGTATTGATGCAGGCCGTCGTTAAGCACAGAGCCGACGATGCGGAAATATTGATTGGTCAGGAGAAAGGGCAGCGCAATGCTGCCATTCTCCACGGTAAACACGCCCCTGTGGATATCCACAAGAAACCAGTTGTTTAAGTGCCGCAAGACTTGCTCAAGCATTACGCTGCCCTCCTATCAGGTTTTTGCCGTTACATCAGCGCTGCCGGACTTGAGCGCATGATAGTTGCCGTCGCACTCAACAACGGTCACCTTCTGGCCGGTCGCAATGGTCAGGTCGCTCTTGCCGTCCCAATCGTTCCAACCGGCGACATTGTCGCCGTAAGAGACGGTCGCGGCAGAGGCGCCGGACGTGTACTTATACTTGTTGCCTTTAGCGGCCTTTGCCGGAGATACGGTCAGCTTGGTATCGCCGCTCTTGGAGCCAGCGGCAGAGGTGACCGTCAAAGAGCCGAGCGTGCCGTTGTCGATGGTGCCAACGACCACGCCGTCAATGCGCTCGGCAAACAGCTCCATGCCGTTGATGACAGTGTCCGATGCGGTCATGTTGGTGTAATCAGGCTCCTCATGAATGCCGATGTAACCGGTCGCGTCGGTGGTAAAGGTGAAGACCTCCTGCAGATCCGCGCCGTTGACGGGAATGTAGTAGAGGACGATGTTGTCCTTTGCCGTGGCGTAAATCTTACCCTTGGGGACGCTGGCGTTCATGATGAGCGTGCCGAGGCCGAGGAAGTTCTCGACGTAGCTCATGCCGAATGCGGTCTGCACGGTGATGTTGGCAGTAGACAGATAATCCGCAACGTCCAGCGGATTCATGAAGTAGACCGCGCCGATCTCGTCATCCTCGAAAAGAACCTGCAGATTGCCCCACGCCTGCGCAAGGACAGTCTGGAAGTTCTTACCGCTCACCGCGCCGGTGCCGGTCGAGAGGAAGTCAAAGAAGCTCTTGCGGATGCCCTTCTGCACGTCCTTGAGCATTTCGTCGGTGGTCATCTCCACCGCCTGATCGTAACCGCGGTCGGTGATCGCCTCGGCAGAGGTAGCCTTGCGCCACTTCTTGAGCGCGATCTCCTTGTAGTTCACAGCCTCGGTCTTGTAGTGCGAAAGGGGGATGGTGTCACCCTCGGCCACAACGCCGCTTTCGAGCGTGCCGGTCGCCTTGTAGCTCTTGAGAACAGTTCCAGCCTGCTTGGCGATCTTGCGGGTCACGCCCAAGGCCTCCATCAGCTTCTTGATGGAGTAACCGAACATTTCGGTAAATTCGATCTCGCGCACGCGGGCGAGGTCATTTTTCTTGATCAGATTGGTTTCAGCAGCCATAATTAGCCTCCGTTCTTATTTTCAAAAAGATTGATGTTTGCAGCGATCGCCGCGCGGCGCTCCGCTCTGTCCTTGATCTGCATGATCTGGTCTTTAGTCATTGCGCCGCCGCCGGTATTCGCCGGGGGATTGGCGGGATTCGCGCCCTTTGTCTGCGTGGTGGAGACAAGCCCCTTGTAGGTGCCGTCTACGAGCGCATCAAGGGCCTTGGTGTCCTTGATCTGCTCGCCGTCCAGCTCCAATGCGGCCATTTCCTCGCCGCAGCCGCGCATGGCAAGGTCGAGATTCGCGCCGGTGATGTTTTTGCTCTCAAAGTAAGCACGCACGGCCTTTTCCTTTGCCGCCTTGCTCTCCTTTGCCGTGATGTCGGTCTTAAAGGCTTCAAAGGCCGAGTGTTCCTTCTCGTACTTCTCCTTGTAACCGCCGTCACCCGCTGCCTTGAGGTCGTCCAATTCCTTCTGGACGCCGGGCAGCTTCTCCGCGTCCGCCTTGTACTTCGTGAGATCGTCCTTGAGGGGGTCAACCACGCCCAGATGCAACGCAACCAAGCGATTTTCGATCTCTTCGGTGCAGGCCTCGCCGAGAATATTTCTGATTTCTGCTCTGGTAAATTTCGCCATGTTATTCGTTCTCCTTTTCCTTGGCCCCAATTCTTCGGGGGCGAACGTTGTATAAAAACCGCTGTACCTCGCGGGTTTTACCTAAAACAAAAGAGCCAACCACCGAGAAAAACTCGGTAGCTGGCTCCTATTGCCCTTTCCCGCGCCCTATTACGCGGAAGTTGAATATTTGATTGTCTTTTTTACCTCTAATACGATATACCCGTCGCCCTTGCGCCGGATCTCCGCGTCATTGCCGCGCCGTATAATGGCCTCGATGGCCTTGATGGTCTCGTTATCCATTTTTCAGCTCGCTTTCCAGAATGTCCCGATACTGTCCCGCATGGTCGGCGGCAGCTGGTTTCAGAAACGGCTGTGCCTTGTTGCCGCGCGTGTAATGCCAGTTGCCTTTCGCGTCCTGGTACACCCACGGCGTAGGCCGTCCGCCGCCGCCTTCGGCGTAAATGCCTGTGCCTAATTCCACATACGCGCCGTACTCGGAATCCGTGCCGATAATTGCCGCCGGTTCCTGCTCGTCTACCACATGAGTAATGCTGTTGCGCAGATTGCCGGTGTCAACGGAACACAGCTTTTTTGCATATCCCTCTGCCACCAGCCCGCACTTTTCAAGCCCGCGCAGCAGCGCCGACTTGATCTCGGCAGAAACCTCTTTGCTGTTGTCGTGGATTTCAACGCTCATTTCTTTCTCCTGAAATACTTGTCAACGATTCTCAAAACCTCATCGGCGTATTGATTCGGCGTTGCCCCCAATTTTGCATAGGCAAAACATTCCGCGAGAAACTCATTTTGATTGGAAAAGGCATACTTTCCCAATTCGTCCGGTCGGTCATTTTTTGCGACCTTATAAACCTCTTCGATTTCGTCCCAAAACGCGAGTTCTTCGCCGTATCCATACAAACGGCTTGTTAATTCTTCGGACAGGGTATGCGCAAACTCGTGCGTTGTTGTATATACCCCGATTTGCCGACGCCCCAATCGCGGGCTTTCGCCAGCCGCCGAAGATTTGCGCAGCTCGGTAAACAGGCTGTTTTGGTCTTTGTAATATTTCTTAGGGTATTGCAGTGATACTCTTTCAGCCCTTGCACCAGAGCGCTTTACTTCTCCAAGTGCCGCGCGTCCGGAAGTTGTTACAATCTCGCTAAAATGATACCCGTATTCATCCCCCAACCGTAAAATTTGCTCCATATTTTCTTTTGCAAGGTCTAAATCCATTCCTGACAAATTAACTGTCTTTTTGGTTCTTTCCTGCATAATATTGGAAACGGCAGAAACGCTATCGGCACTTCGTATTTTTTCTATTGCTATTGTCAAAACATCTGTACTAACACTCTTTTTCCACCCCGCCCATTCCGCATAGGTCATATCAGAAACAACCTCTGTTTGCCCCGTATCGGCGTTTCTGGCGCGCCTTTGCGCTGATGAGGTATCTACGCCATCCACGGCGGCAATCAGCGTACAGCGGCAATTATATATCTCCCACGGTGGCCCTTGTGGGTCGCCGGGGAAACGACAACCGTTAGAAAACTTCTTGTCCTGCGCCACTTGTTCGCCGTCAAGCATGGCATGAGAGTGGCGTGTACGCGCGTCCAGCGTAGCCAACCATTCTTTTTTTAGCTTGATGCCCATCTTCTCCGCCGCCGCGTAGCTGTCCATGCGTCCGGCGTTCTGCGCTCCGGTGACGGCAGTTCTGGCCGTGCGGATGGCGGAATCGCGGCTCATTGTGGTGATCCGCTTTTGTAGGTTATCCGCCATGTGCTTGATGCTCAATCCCTGCAAGATGGAGCTGGTGACGCTTGCTGTGATCTGCTTCTTACCATACGCGAGGTCGATACCGCGCTTTAAGGCGCGTTTCGGCGGGTAATATGGCATTAAATCGGGCTGTTCTACCATGAGCCGCTTGACCGTCTGCTCGTCCCACAGGTCAAAGCCGACATTTCCCGCGACCTGTTCGATGGTGTACGCCGAATAGTTGCGGTTAAGGGAGTAGATGCCCGGCGTTGCATCGTTTGTGTAGGACACCGCCACAGCGTTTGCATCCGTGACACGGTGCGCAACCTTGTCCCGCATGGCCTGATAGCGCTCCCCGCGCCCGATCTGATTGAGCCGCCATTGCTTATAGTCGGCCTCCGTCCATTCCTTGCCGTTCTGCACCGTGCCGATCAGCGCTTTCATTTCCTCGTCGCGCTTTTTGAATTGCTCAAAGTATGCGTCAATGGTCGCTTGCAGTTCGTTCCCAGCCTCGCGGTATAGTTTCGCAATGCGCCGTTCCAGTTTCGCAAGCTCCTTGTCGGTCAGCTTGTGCCCGAGGTCACTGTTCGCCATCGCCGTTCACCCCCGGCGCGACCGGTTCCGCAAGACTTCGGTCAATCTCTTCCGCCGCCTTGCGCTTCGCCATGTCCTCGTACTGGTCACCATCACCGTTGATGTCAAGCGCCTTTTTTGTCATGTACTCATCATCGAAATACGGGGCGAGCACGGAAAGCGTCTGCGCGTTTTCCAGCGCGTTAATATCTCGGTTTCGCGTAAAAGTCGGCTTATCATCAATTCCGGCGATTTTGAAAAGGCCTGTCACAAAGTCAATCACCTGTTCCTCAAAATAGTCCGTATCGAGGTCGAGATCTGCATAACGTGCCTTGATCGCCGTTGCGGTTTGGCTACCCGCCGCGATCGCCTTTGTGTTCAAGCACATGAAGTCGGAATATAACTTTTCTTCCAACATTTCGATAGTGGCTTTTGTCCCTTCGTAAGGGGCTTCAATCGTATGAGCATCAGCCCTTGCACCGTCATCGCCGTTGGCGTGAGCAACGTGCGTGGTTTTCAGTCGCTCGATAAATCGGGCATCGTCCAAATCGTCCATTCCGGCACAGTTGGAAAGCACCCAATAAATCAGATTCCCCTCATCCACATTGTTGACCATATTAGAGGCCGCAAGGTCGAGCGCGTCAATGGTGTTTTTCCGCCCAACAAGCTCGGAAAGCTTCTCTTCATCGTTTTTAAGAGGAATAATCGGAAATCCCGGATAATTCCCACCATCGAAAATTTCGGTTTCGCCGACCGCTGCCTTTCGCTCGATTAGCTTATAGCTGCGTTTTGGTTGCATAACGACCATATCTTCGCCGCTTGGCTGGAAATACTCGGTAAAGCCGTCCATTTCGTACAGGGTCGCTCTCAACGGCTTATCCGGTGCAACTTGCCAAAAGCGGATACCGGCTTTCAGCGCGCCGTCTTCTTCATCCAGCAGAGGTGCAAATTCAAGGATAGAGAAAATATGGATATCCTCTAAATCCCAGAATCCGTAAGATACGCCGCCGATTTTTGCGTATCGCGCAGCTTTCGTCAGCTTTTGGTCGAAGTCCACCGGCAAGGCATTTTTCGTTTCTTCTTTCGAAAATGTCGCGCCGTTTGCTAGAAGATACGATACTTTCTGCGTGACAGCCATTCGGAAGAACGAACTGGCCAATTTGTGATTTGCCGCCCAAATGTCTACATGTGCGCGCCCCTGCATGTCATACAGCAGTTTTTGATAGTGATTGATCGTCGGGTTTTCTCTGTTGAAATATAACCGCGCTTCGCTTGCGATTCTGTACTCTTTTGATTCTTTGTGGTCATTGATCGCGCTGCGGATAAACTCAATGCGCGCCTGCTCGTTTTCACCGACCGCCACAAGATCGTTATATGTTTTGATAGCCGCTCACCGTCCTATCTGTTCCAAAGTGGTGTATACTCGCGCCGATACGCCTTGTTCTTCAGGACCGTATAAGCAAAATACCGTGTTTCATCCATTGCGTGGTCATTTTCCTTGATCGGCCTGTCGTCGGCGGATTTTTCGTCCCACCGATATAGCCCAAACTCCCGAATGCAGTCTTTGCAATCTCGGTGTATTTTGATTACGCCGTCCTGCAAAAACCGCGCCGTAGTCATAATTCCGTTGGTTACGTCGTTGTTGGCCTTTCGCACCATATAACCGCGCCGCCGCAAAACCTCGATGAACGAGGCGGCAGACGGGTCGACGATGATGCTTTTGACGTCCGCCTCGCCGATAAGCTTTTTAATTTCGTCGGCATATTCCTCATCCGTCTTGTTTTTCTGGCTATCACGCCCGGAATAGTAATACTCACGGATGCGCGTGGCCGTCTTCCCGTCCCAACGCCACAGCCCAGCGGAAAATGGGTTAAGTGTGCCGTAGTCGCAGGAAACATAGTATTCTCCCTTTTCCGGCAGCTCGTCCACAATGCAGCTATCGTCAAACATGGGATAGATCAGACCCTCGGCCAGCACCCACAGTCCACGGATGTAACGATCATAAAACACGCCCGTAAACATCGACTGATACCGCTCCAGCGTTTTCTGCGACAGCCCGGGGTTGTCTGTCATTTCAAAATGCAGATACAGCGCGTTCCGCTCTCGGTGTCGCTTGATCCACTCTGTGTAAAACCAATGCTGTGGGCTTCCGGGGTTGCAGGAAAACCACAGTTTTGCCCCGTCCACAGAGCAGCGGGTTAAGGCCTGTTCCACGAACGAGCGCGGCATCAGCACAACTTCGTCCAGCAGCACACCCGCCAGCGTCCGGCCCTGGATCAGCGTATAGCTTGCCTCGTCCTTTCCACCGAACACTTCAAAGTAATTCGTCACGGCTCCGCGCCGCACTTCCATTACCTTGTCGCCGCGCCGCCAGCGGATGATATAACGTTCCTTTGCCAAACTCATCGCCGTGAACGGCACGATGATGTTCTTGGTGCAGCTATCCACCGTGCGTCCACACACGCCGAAGCGCTGACCGCTGAAATTCTCCATCGCCCAGCGGACAAACGCCCACATCATGATGGAGGTCTTGCCGGAACGCACAGCGCCGTCGCAGATCAGCGCATCATAGCGGCTGTATGGAAATGCGAGGATTTTTTTCTGTTTCTTAGAAATCATGTTTCAATTCTTGATTGCGCTTCTTCAATGCGCTTTTTGGCTATGTTGAAATATCCCCCATCAAGTTCAATGCCGATAAAACGGCGGTTCGTGTTCACGCAAGCAACGCCGGTTGTGCCGCTCCCCATAAAGCAATCAAGAATTGTATCGCCCTCTTTGGAATATTCCTTGATAAGCATTTCAACCAGTTCTGACGGCTTTTGTGTTGGGTGGTATCTTTTGTCTTTGCTATCAGTAATAAAGCCTTGCTGTTTGAATACAATCCTCTTGATAGGCTTTTTGAATGTTGTATAAATCAATTCCCCATCTGCAAATGGGTTTTGGAAAGCAATGTCGCCTTTCTTGTCCCAAAAAATCCAATGATTTGACGGAGGTAAAATATCGGAAAAATAATTCCCGCCAAAGATTATGACATTCTTGCCGATACGCAACATTTCATCGAAAACCTCTTTCGATGGCCTTTTGTTATCCCATCCGCCTCCATATCTTCGGTTTTTAGCATACCCAAACCCATTTGTTCCTTTATCGGCTTTCTTTCCATACGGCGGGTCAGTCAGCACCAAATTCACCGAACCGTCAGGAATATCTTTCATAAGTTCAAGGCAATCACCCAAACGAAGGTCTATCATCGCTCTCAAGCTCCTTTGCCATTTCCTTTAGGCTCTGACTAAGCGCGTCTTCCCTCACCGTGTCGGCAGGACTGCCGCCGATCATCGCCCACTTGTCGATCAGCGTCCCCATTGCCGTTGTGATCTGGCTGAGATTTGCCGCCGCCAGCTTTTCCGGGTCGTTGAGCATTTCAAGTCCCTTGCCGATAAACGAACACACAAGGTCTTTGTGGTCGTTCATGTACTCCATCACATCGGCGGTGTTCTCTTCCTTTTTTTGCTCGCACTTTTCCACAATGTCGGCATTTGCCCGCACAAGGTTCTTGACCGTCGTTGCGGATACTCCGTTGATTTTTGCTGTGGCGCAATAGTTGTTCGTCTGCACATAGTCCGCCAGTATTTTCTTTTTCTGCCGGTCTGTCAGACGCGCAGCCATTGTCACCACCTCGCACCTTTATTTGCTACCAGCCCCCACCCCTTGGCCTTACATAGCAGACTTTACCCGCCCCGAAGGGCTACAACGTGCCGCACTCTCAGGGCAGCGGCTCTCCTCTTTTGGTACGGCATTGCAGTCCTGCCCTGCTTTAGCGCTTCAGGGAAAGTCCCCGTCACTCGCTGTGGTCTCCCCTTACGGGGCACCTATGCCGCATATTGCCCTCAACCACCCGCCCCGAAGGGCGGGCTATCAAGGGAGGAGGAAATGAAAAGACAGGGGTGCAGAATCCCCGTTACACCCTCTGCACCCCTTATGCTAATATACTTTTTTCAAATGTTGCCCTTTTTAGTACAACTATTCGCCAAATCGCTCAATGTTGACATACGGCGCGTACTCTTCCTTGATTGCGCACTCCTTGAGCTGACAGCTTTCGCAGTGGCAGGAAAACGGACATCTCCTTTTTTCTGCTCTTGCAATACATCTTGAAACGGTCGACTTATTAACGCCAAACTTCTCTGCTATCTGGCTCATGCGCCAACCGCATTCAAAGTATAAGCGGAGATATTCAACTGTCTGTTCTCTCACGCCATCTCCTCCATTCTTATCTGCTCAAATTTCGGCTTTTCAAAGAGCGGCGCAAGCATCTTTTCGGTTGCCGCCGTATAAAAGCCCTTGTCCACCTCGAAGCCATACGCGTCCCGCCCCAACTCATACGCTGCGCGGAGCGTCGATGCACTTCCGGCGCATGGGTCGATCACAACATCGCCCAGGTCTGTAAACACGGAGATCAACTTTTTCAGTACGCCTATCGGCTTTTGTGTCGGATGCACCTTTGGATATTGACTGCGCTTGTCCCTCTCCCACGCGAACCAATCAAATACCATGTGCCGCTCGCCATCCGAACCAACGTTACGGAATTTTGGCAGCTTGTCCCGATAAAGGACAACCGCAAATTCCGTCGCGCCCACGATCTTCATATTGGCTTTCAGCACCTGCGCGGAATAGTTTTTACAGAAAAACAGCGGATAGCTTTTCATGAACCCGTAGCGCTTGCCGTATTCAATCACCGTTTGCATCTGCTCAAACGCGCAAAACACGATCATTGCCGGAGCCTGCCCCTTTTCCTTCGGTTCCTTGCGCAGCATACGATTACAGAAGTGCATATACTCCGCAATTTTGAATGTTCCGTCCGTGTGGAAAAAGCTCTGCTTTGCAAGCTTACTTTCTCCGTTTTTATTATCCCCTCCGTTGTACCACATCGGATTGCTTGCATAGGCGTCCACGCCGATGTTATAGGGGATATCCGCAATCACCAGCTGTGCTTTTGGGATATTGTATCGCTTAAAATTCTGAAAATTGTCATGGTATAACTCGCATTTCATGCCAGCACCTCCTCCAGCCGGAAACTCTCTTTGATCTCCTTTCCGTCTACCATGATCGCCACGGTCACATAACGCCTCTGCGGATGGATGTACGTCACCACGTCGCCTACCTTCATTCCGCACCTCCAAACGCTTCCTCGAACGTCAGGCCGCTCTCTCTGAGGATGCCTTTGATCACGTCAATGGTATGCTGATTGTTCCCCGACAGCCACCACCAGATGTTGCTTTTGGAAATACCTACCGCATCGGCAAGCTGGCGGCGCGTGTACTGTCGCTCACAGAAAACCTTTTTCAGCGCCGGATAGACGCAATAGGGAAATTCGATCATTTTCTCCCCACCCTCCGTTTGTATCGGTCTTTTGACCTTTGAATGTAATTGATCATCGCGCTTTCTTCGGCTATGCTGGCCGTTTCGTTGCTTTTTGCCTCTTTCTTTTCTTGCAGCCACACAGCGTATCGCTCACAGGTCGAATGACAGCCGACGTGACGCTCCTGACAGTTAAAGCAACTCATATCATCCCACCTCGTACTGCGGACAAGCCGTGACAATGTAGCTTGTTTCGTAATGCCTGCGAGCGCCGCCGCAAGAATTCATCAAAACCTTTGTTTTGATCGCGCGCCAACCTTCCACCGGCTGCCACTTCAGCTTCCGTGTTTCCTTGTCGCATTCCGACCAAGGGCATTTTCCGCAGGCGTATTTGCACGACCAACACAGCGTCGAGCTTTGTTCTGCCATTTATACTTCCTCCACCCAGATGCCGAATCGCTCCAGCATCAATTTTTTCTTGATGATATAATCCTTTGTCTTAAAGCCCTTTGCGTCCTCTACAATCGTTTTTCCATCGCGGGTATACACGAAGTCGGCTATGTATGTAACTGCCCTCACAGCGGCTCCTGTGGGCGTTCTCTGCGCCCCCACGAGCTTGTATGTCTGCTGTAGCTTCAAATCATGTATTTCCCCCGCTTTCAGCAGCAGCCGCAGCTCATCATAGCGGTCGGCCTCGTGCTTACTGTCAAACGTGATGCCATGCCGCACGGTTTTGCGGTTGTGGTACTTGCCCGTTTTCTGAGCAAGTACCTTTTCAACCACCTGTTTTTGTGCCGCAGGCCCAAGACGTGCAAGGTCAGATGCCGTCAGGCTCATTTCTCCCTCCCGTCCGTTACCATGACCACGCGCACCTTGCCGAACTGCTCAAGCGCCATTGCCACGGCCTCCTTGGTCGCCAGCTTGTCGCCGTGTTCTTCGATGTCGATGATGATGCGGATCATGGCTCACCGTCCATCCTCGCCCCGCAGTTGGGGCAGAAATTGAAAGTGTTTGTATCGTTGTCGCAGTAGTTCCACTGTCTCTTGCACACAGAGCATTCCATTTCGTCAAGGTGTTCCACCCACAGCCCATGCACCACGTTGGCCCTCCTGTTCCATGCTTCAACCACCGTTTCTACGGCGTTGCTTTCGTACTCCATATTGTCCGTCAGAATCATTGTGCCTACATAGCATTTAGAGCAAATTACTCTCACGCCATCACCTACAAACAGCCGTGCTTTACCGCCGCAGAACGGGCAGGATTTTAATTCAAACATCTTCCATCCCCTCCACATAGCACCAGCTCTGGGGCGGGCGCAAAGCAAACCTTTGCCATAAAAGCACAGTTCTTAGCGCCGCAAAACGCTATCCCGCACGTGTCATGGCAGATGCTGTCCAGCAACGCCTCCCGCTTAATGTATTCAGCCATTGTCAGAAGTCCTCATCACATACGCCACGCAGTTCTCAGGGTCATTCCCGCAAAAACATGGCGCATATACGCACGTATCACAAATTGTAAACATCTCAGTTAGTGTCATTATCAGCACTCCTCTACATAGCGCCAGCTCTGCGGCGGTCTATTTATCCCAAACTCGCCCAGATATCCCAGCTTATCGTAAATCACAAGGTCGGATATGTGCCAACCATACCCCATTTCACCGTTAAGATAGTTCTCTCTTTCATCAAAAGACAAGCAATCATCCCCATTGTTTCCCGCATATCCGTCCCAGATTGGGAATATGCTATCACACGAAAATTCGCCAATGACTTTGCCATTCAAAATATGTTCAAAGCCTGTGCGGTCTTTTCTCCGCCATATATTCCTTGGGTTGTTGTCGGTGTTATTGTTCGTGCAGTAGATATAGCACTTAAACGGCGTTTCCAGCTTCGGGCGGGTCTTTCGCACCTCAATCGTCTTTTCGCCGCTGGCAATCTTTTCGCACCACTTCGGGCGGATACTCAGCATAACAGCTTTACTCACTTTGCATCGCCTCCAATGCTTTCTCCGCCTCCTCGCGGGTGAGGAATACGGTCTTGCCGAACTTGTCAATCCATCGAACAATGTAATCAACGGACATGAGTGTGTGCGCTGAAATTACAGGCTCACGGGATGGAGGGTTAAAAATTCGGTATACCGTATCACCCACCTTGCACGGCAGCACCACCAGCCGACCGGCTTTGTCGGCCTGCGCCAGCTCTTTCATCCTGTCTACATCGACGCCGTTGAACAGCGCCGCAATGATAGCCATATCCATGCGCATCGAGGTTACATCGGATGGCATCATGTGCGTGTCCTCGTAGGCGGCAAGGCGCAGAAACCGCTCCTCTGGGATATTCCGCGGATACCCGTTTGCGAGGCGGCGCTCGTACTCTTCTCGTTGCGCGTCAGCTTCGCGTTTATTTGTCAGTCGTTCCATCACTTCACCTCCTGCTTTGCAAACGGGTCGTACTCACTTGGGGCTGCCCTGTTAGCCCAATCAACCCATTTAGTAACCTTTTCTTTTAGTTCGTCGTCGAGCAGAAATGGCTCTCTCGTCAAAATAAGCTGTGGGTTCTTCTTCATGAAATTTGCATTGTCTACGATTTCTTCGTAATCCACAGGGGATTGAAGCATCTTAGAATACACGCGGTCGCCTTTGCTTGTAATGCGGCGTGAAAATGTCGCCTCTCGAAATTTGAACTTTTCAGTAAGATGTGGGTTCATTTTAAGGTCATACACCATGATATAGCCAATTTTCATTTCCATCTCACTCTACCTCCTCCACCGGCATCCGTTACAGGCCCCCTCATGGGCCATCGTGTAGTTTCCGCATTTCAGGCACAGTTCGTTCCGCAGTGCGTCAATCTCTTTCGCCTGCGCCTCGATCCGGTCAGCGGCTTCCGCCAGGTCTTTTTCCAGTCCTCCCAGCGGCTCCATCATGTCCCCATTTTCCCACCAATCCGCGTGCTCACGCAGCGCATTTACGAGGTTTGTATCTCTCATAATTCCTCCCTTCATCTCAATACCTCACTCCGATGTAATCCAGCACTCGACCGTAACCAAGTCCTTTTTCATTGGGTTTCCATAGCCCATCCGCGGGGTCAAACTCCCCGCCGCCGATGCAAAACTCATAGTGCTTCGGGTGCGTGTGCTTCATGCGCTCAAAACGGTTTTCGCCCTTTTCGAGGTGCGCGCCAAATGCGCAGAACATGCACCCCGTGCGCTGGCATCCCGTGCAGTGCAACTTGCAGTCGATCAGCGTTTCTGCATAGTCGTTCTCGCCGTCGCTCGCCGCGATGTCGCCGTATACGCTGGCGATAGGTAGCTCTCGGTCTACGATGAATCGCAGCACATCCTGCTCCGTCCAGAAGCTCATGGGCTTAGATAAGGGACGCTTTCCTTCAAAGGCGTTGCAGCCGGTTTTGCGCCATTTTTGCATCCGCAGAAGACTTTCCTCCGCCATTGTTGCCGTCATGGGCTTGACATCCGCTCGGTGCTCATAGCTCTTTGATGGGGACTTTTTCATAATTCCACAGCACTTGTCTGATATGAGGAATGGAGCCGAAAGCAAGTACTCCCACTTTTCGCAATTGTATATGCTCTTTTCCCCATCGGTGCGTAAGACTTCCCCACGCAATAGCTTCATACTTCGGCTATTTGGTGAACGCCGCGCGGTTTCTATCCGGTGCGCTACGTCTTTACCGATGATGCTGTACCCGTACTTCGTCATCACCTGCCGAACGTTCATCTTCGGACGCAGCCGAGTAAGGTTGATCGTCACGCGAGGGAACTTCTTCCGCAGCCAGTCCGTATATTCGTTCACGAACTTCTGAATTTCCGGATATTCCAGCCCCGTATTGATGAATGCGAGGTTCAGCGGCCACGGCGGTGTCCGAAAGTGGGCAAGCCAGTTGGCGGCAAGGTAGGCCAGCACGGTTGAATCCTTGCCGCCGGAAAAGCTCACATAGACTTTCCCGTCCCATGCTGTGAACCACTCCTCGATTTTGCCATAGGTGATGATCTCCTTGTACTCGGTGTCAAGGGACATCAGCTCTTTGGCTTTCTCGGGCAAGATCGGTGTGTTGGTGTATTCCATCATGTCTCCTCCTAACGGGTATTTTTTCATTTCAGCCGGTAGTTTTTGGGCCCGGTAATATTCAGCACGCAGCCTTTCGACCGCTCCGCAATGCGCGAGCCTATCGCCTCGTCCCAGCCCAGCACGCGCGAGATCGTCCACTCGGAGCTGATGATTGTCACAAGGCTTGACTTGATATACCGGGCATTGAGCAGATCAAACGCAATGTTTCGATCGGCCTCTGTCGCCGTTCCCTTGAGAAAATCGTCGATGTACAGCACCTTGACGCTTTTCAGCGGATCAATGGCATCTTGATATGCCTCGGCATCGTTAACCTTTGCCTTGATGGCCGGAATATCCGCACGCCATTGCACATAGCGCACCGGTAATCCGGCATCCATGAGCTTCCCGCACATTGCCGTGCAAAGATGCGTTTTCCCGCTTCCGGGGCTTCCACCGGCGTAAAACCATCTTCCGCGCCAATCGGCAAGATAGCGTTCCGCTGCCTCTTTGGCCTGCTTCTGCCACGGCTCAGTCGCGCGATAGTTTTCCATCGTGCATCTCTGCAAAAGCTCTTTAAGCCCGCTTCTTTCGATGCGTTGCAGATTCCTTTTGCGGATGGAGCATTCGCACTCCCGATACTCCGCGTTTCCGTCTGCTGACCTCCGCACGGTGTATCCCACGCCGCCGCAGAGTGGACATTCGTCAGAGATTGACGGCTCCGGGGACGTTCCATTTTTTCGTATCTCTTCCAGTATCGTGACCATGTCCATTCATCGCGCCCCCTTTCTTCTCCAGCTCGCGCTTTTCCCATAGCTGGAATTTCTGCTGCCAGTTGTAAACCGGCTTGCCCTCGGTGTCCATCCAACCGGCGACGGAATAAAACTCGTAGAACGGTTTGGGGTCAATAAGACCTCCGCGCAGCTTGGCATATTCGGCAACCTCGTCAAACGTGGGAGCCTTTCGTGAGAGAGATATAGAGAGAGAACTATCGTTCTCTTTCTCTCTCTCTTTCTCCCCCTCTCTCTCCTTTCGAGTTTGTTCCGATTTGTTTCCACTTTGTTCTTCTTTTGTTTTCGTTTTGTTCTGTCGATTCGCTGCTTTGTTGCGACCGCTGTCCAACGTTGGACGAATCAAAGTAAAAACAGCGTGGGGGACTCCAGAAAGACATGGCTCGCTTTCATCAAGCGCATAATCGCAGATTGCCAGCACAACGGCCTTGAAATCTTTTGCGTTGAGCGCTCGCAGCGCGTCCCTGTAACTTCGGTAAAAAGTGAATTGATTACGCTCCATCGCTTTACTCCTTCGGCTTTGCCAGCAGGGAAACCGTCGCGCCGTATTGCGTCATAACCTCTGCAATATCGGTCGCGTCACTCTCGGACACTTCTGGCAAGACAATGACCGCCTTTTCGCGCGGTGAAACGATATGCACCTCGTATCTCATGCTGCACCTCCATCAAAACGGGAGGTTGCCGTCGTCCTCGACCTCGGTAAACTCGCCCGGGCTGCTTGATGCGGGACTGTATGCGGCGGGTCCCTCCTGCGGCTTGCTGTCGGCAAAGTAAACGCTATGGGCGATAATCTCGACCGCGCGGCGCTTGTTTCCGTCCTTGTCGGTCCAGTCTCGCGCCTGCAAGCGCCCGTCTACCACCACCTTGCGCCCCTTGGCGCAGTATTGCGCGGCAAACTCCGCCGTGCGCTCCCACGCGACCACATCAAACCAGTCCGTTCCGGCGTCTTTGCCGTCGCGGTCGACGGCGATGGGGAAGCTGGTGACCGCCTTGCCGCTCTGCGTGCGGCGCAGCTCAAGGTCCTTCCCAATGCGTCCCATGACGTTGATCCTGTTCAAGCTCATTTCAATTCCTCCCTGTTTTTTCTGTAAATCATGTTCTCCCGTGTCCAGCCGGGATATTTCGTTTTGAGGTAGCCGACGATGCAGGCGTGTAGCGACGTCCTCTGCGGCCCCTCGTCAAAGGCTCGGTGGCAGGAGGGGCAGAGCGTCACGATGTTCTGCTCGATGCCTCTGCCGCCCTGTGAGCGCCGTATAACGTGCGCTACAGGCTCTCCGTTGTTCCGCCCGCAGAGAATGCAGCGCCCGCCGTCGCGCTCGTATACGACCTCCTTGACGCTTTTGGAAATGGACGTGGCCTTTGTCATTTTGTGCATCGCCAATCCTCCTTCAGCGCGTCAAGCTGCTGTGGGGTCAAGGTCTCGATGCCCACCGCCTTGCAGTCCTGCACGATGTTGTCGATCAGGCGGGACATCTGCTTTGTGTCAAAGGTGGACGAACCGTAATACAGCACCACATTCTTGCAGCCGTCAATTTTGCTGTCCATCACTTCCGTCTGCCACCCGATACCGTTCTTGTTCCAGCCGCCGCATAGCTTCTGTACGGCTTTCTCTCGCACGCAGACGGTTTCCGTGTTCCCGCCGACATCTTTCACGGCCTGCCGGTAAACCTCGCTTGTAGGTGTCCCTGTGACTTCTGCGAGCTTGTCCATCAATACCCATGCGTAAGCGTTGGCATCCAAGCTACGCTTTTCGCGGTGCTTCTTCACGGTCACGTCAACGTCCGTCTCGTGCAGCTCGTCAAACAGCGGCCCGATATTCTCCCGCGTGGCGATGGTGAGTAAATACCCACCATCCCGCGCAAGGGATAGATCATGCAGTTGGGCTTTCATTGGCTTTCCTCTTTTCCATACAAGCCCAGCAGAGCGGCACACCGTATTTCTTCATCGCACCTTTGGAGATGTCGCTCACACGATAGAGCTTGCCGTTAAAGGACTGCGGTGTAATCGGCTGTTTGCAGTCTTGGCAGGTGTAGTCAAACTGTTCCTTGTACGCCTGGTTGAAGGACTGCATTTCTTCCTTGCTCGGCTTCTGCTCTGCGGTTCTTGGCGTGTACTTGGTCGCGTCCTTCGCCCAATACACATCCGCGCCAAACCCGAGCGCCTTGCAGGCAACGGAGATAGCATCGGTCAGCGCCATTTTGAAACACTCGTCAGAGGTGTAAAGGCCGTTTCGTTCACTGGCGACAAACGCGCTGCCGCCTGTGCCGGGGATCGCATCTGACCACGCACCATCGACCTTGATGTAAAGATCGATGTCCACAAATGCGGAAACCTCGTTGTTCGCGCCCTGCTCCAACCGCTTATCCGTGATAACGTACTTCCATCCAATCCCGCAGGGACCGAACTGCTCCGTCAGCGCCTTAATGCGCCACATGGGGTTAATGTCGGTCTTGCCTTTCAGCCTCCCCGCCTGGATTTCGCGCTGTGCGGACGGCGGGACTTGCCGAACACGCTCATAAATTTCAAGGTTTTCCATCACTTCACCCCCATGCTCATGCCCTGTACAAGCGTCGCACCGTCGATTTCGGCGCCGTTTTTCAGCAGCAGGGCAAGGTCGGTCTTGCTCACCGTGGGGGCGTTGTAAGTAACCTCGCCGTCGTGACCGTTGGCGAGCATCCACGCCACCACCGCGCTCATGTCGGAGACCTCCACGCTGGTGGTCTTGCGGTAGCTGATGGAGCATCGAGGGGTGGAAAACTTCTCGCCGTTCAGAACAGAATCGAGATATTTTTTCTTGCTCTCTGCCGCGCGCTCTAAAGCCTGTCTGCGCGCCGCAAGGGTCTTCTCTTCTTCGCGGATCGCCTTTGCTTCGGAAACGTCGTTTTTGATCCAAAGCGCGATGTTCTCGATCTTCTGCTCTCTTGCCATGTTCAGCTCCATGAGCTTTTCAACGTCAAGGATTTCGCCAGTCTCGGCATCTACACATTCCGCAAGCGCGGAATCAATCTGATACAAGTTCATTGCTTTCCTCCTCAAAAAATTCTTCGCCGCAGTACGGGCAGACCGCTCGCTCGGCGTAATACCAGCCGTTTTCCCCGTCGAGGTTTTCACGCTCCATGTAGGTGTATGGCTCCGTAAAGATCGCGTGACAACTCTCACATTGATACATCATAGCCGACCCGCCTTTTTCAAAAATTTCCGCTCGCCCTTCGTGCGTACCAAGATCGCCATCGCGCGGGAGTATTCGCCGCGGTAGTGACGCTCGATCTCGTCCGCATTGTGGGAGAGGAAGTAGCCCTTGCCCTCGCAGGCGTTGACGATAAAGGGGCCTTCCTCTGTTTCCTCGCGCCGCGCCTCCTCGATAAGCTCGCGCACGGTACGATCCGGCAAACCGAGCAGGGCGCACAGGGCACCGCGCGTCATAGCATTGTCCTCGCCCTCGCCGAGAGCAGACAGCAAACGCAAAGCATCGTTTGTCATGGCGAAACCTCCTTGTAAACATAAGCGGTTTGTACGCCAAACTCCCGCGCGGCCTGATGGTCGTCAAAGAACACGTCGATGCGGTTCTCCTTGATCGCGCCGCCGCAGTCCTCGGCGGTGTATGTATGGCTCGTGCCGTCGGCAAAGTAGATCGTGACGGTGGAGCCGTAAGGGATCACGCGAGGGTCAACCGCAATCGTGCGCCCCTCGGTGGCGGTCGTGCCGGTCGAGGTGATGCCGTCCGCCTTTCCGCAGCACTTCGCACATGGGCAATATGCGGTCAGCTTAAATTCGCCAAGCGGCTCGCCGATGGTAAGTTCCGCGCATCCTTCTGCGGGCTTGTCCTCGCCGGGGAGCTTGTCTTCGACGACCGGCGGCTCGCCCTTGTACGGTTGCCCGGTGGTCTTGACCGTCAGGGCTGCGACGATAATAAGCAGCACCGCGAGGAACAGGCAGACGGCGGCGATGCGCGCCGAGGCGTCGGCCTTGCGCTGCTCGCGGGTGCGCTTGCCGTTTCTCATACCGCACCTCCCCATTGTTCTGCCATAGCTTTGGCGATGCCAGGGAAGGTCTTGCTTCTGGCTTTTGCCGTACGTGGGTCGTTCCATCGCATAATCTTACCAGTCTCGTCTTTTGCATAGTTTGCGCTTGCCCCCACACTGTATCCACCTGGCAAAATATCTCCTGCATTTACAATGTTTGTCGGTCGCAAAGCGGGTAAGCCTTTTAGCCATAGGCAAGTCTTTTTTCTTGCGTGGTGCCCGAATTCATACGGCTGGATAATACAATCAGGCTTACGATAGTGTGTAGACATATATCCGACCGGATTTTCTACCGCGATTTTACAAACGTTGGCATTTACAAAGGCCAAGAAAAACGCCGCAGCTTCTTCCCGCAACTGCAACCGTCTGACCGCCTTTTCGCCATATCTTTCCGTGTTAAACCAGCGATTCCCGGTAACAGTCAGGTATGTACACGGCGGGTGCGCGATCAGCAAGTCCCATTTGCCGACCTCGTGCGTCTCCCCGTCCATAGTGGTCACTTGCCCCCCATCGATGGCCTTGAGCGCATCACCGAGGATGTGCCACTCAGGGTGTCCGCCGGACGGCTCCTGAATGTCACAAGAATATGCCTCATGCCCCAATGCGCGAAACGCCTTGCATACTTCCTGCGATTCCTCGCAGGCGACCAGAACTTTCATCGCTTTGCCCTCGGCGTATCCAGCCACACAATCAGACGCACGAGCTGATAAGAGATGGTCGTGACGCCGACAAAAATAAAAAAGGTGTTCATGCCTTTTCTCCCTTCTTCTCGTTCGGCACAAGGCCGACAAACTCAAGGCCGCGACCGCGCGCGTAAATCTCGCCCATGATCGTCCCAAGCTTTACAGGGTCAGGGGGCGTGACCCAAATGATTTTGTACTCTGGCTTTTTTCTCATTGCCTTTTCCTTTCTTCCGTGCTACAATAAGCACGGACACAATATCTTGAGGTAAGATTTGTCCCACCCGCCCCGCTCGATGCTGCAACATTGGGCGGGGCATTTTTTACTGCCCATCGCTGGATTTTAGCAGCGTATCTACGGTAACGCCGAAGTAGTCGGCAATGGCTTTCACGGTGTCAATGCGCGGAGCATTGATACTGCCATTCCACTTCCCAATCGCGCCATTTGCGATGCCGCACGCTCTCTCAAGCGCCCAAATGCTGATATTTCGCTCATCGCAAAGGCGCTTGACGTTCTCATAAATCACTCTCGATCCTCCTTTCACACTCATTCGCATTGTCAAGGACAATGCGAATTTTCTATAGCGTTGCATAGAAAATTTTTGAGGGAATTGCCCCACGCTCTTGACAAGAAGATAGAAAATGCGCTATTATAGTTTTGCAGACATAATTCAACATTTTCTAAGGCCCGCATTCGGTGGGGGCTTGGTTTTTATCACCCTCTGAAAGCTATTATAGTAGAAAATCCGCTACCTGTCAATAGCTAACTCGCTACAAATAGAAATATTTTTGCCTATGAATACACGTAATAAAATCATCGTCCAAAACATAAAAAGCTTTGCGCAAATACGCGGGACCTCGATCAAACAAATAGAGAAAGACCTTGGCCTTGGGAATGGAATGATTGGTAAGTGGGAAGATTCCAAAAAAAGCCCACCGTTTGAAACCATTGAAGTAATTGCAAATTACTTGGGTGCGTCTATTCTTGAGCTGGCGGGGATAACGCCAAGCGAGAACGAAAAAGCCCCCGCCACAGAGGGCGAGGACTATACGGAGTTGCAGAAGGCCGCTATTCAGTTTGTGTTGTCATTGCCGCCGGAAAAGCTGGAGCGGTTTATAAAAATGGGCCGCGCTGCTTTTGAGGAAGACCAATGAAAGAAATCATCATTTCACTCGGCTGTGCTGCTATTTCCGGCATTGTCGCATGGATCGTTGCAAAGCAAGCGGCAAAAGCCGAAATCAAAAAGCTGCAAACAATATGGGCGCACGAAAAGGAAACGGCCTGCGATGCCGATTTTGACAAAATGGTATCTGCCGTTTCCCTTTACGCAAAATACCCGTCTCCGAATGGTTTCCATGACGCGACCAATGCCGTAGCCGTTTATCGGGCAAAGGCAACCGAGGAAATGGCGGTCGAGGTCGACAAACTCAGCGGATTGATAGAGCGGTTCACCCCAAATTGCGACGCGATCTCGAAGCAGTTAAATGCCGTGATCGAATGCAAACGGAAAGCCAACGGTTAAAATGCGGCCTTTCCGGCTTCGCCCTCTTTCCAAAACACTTCAAGTTCCCCGGTAAACAGGTTTCGCGCCATTCGGTAAAGCTCGGTCATTGCGGTCTCGCGATCCATGCCGTCGCATTCCATGCCGATTTCATACTCGGCACCTTTTTCTTTACTGATCGCCCAAATCTTCATTTTAGAGCCTCCATAATTTTTTGAAGTTGTTCGTCGGATAACTTTTGTATCAGGTCAAAGGCTTCTTCCAGCATTTCTTGATACTTTATTGTATCAAATTTTGCGTCGTTATACAACATCTTGCGTCCCTCCGTTTGGCTCTAAGGCTATTTTTTGCTCCTCCTCCGCAAGGATGCGCTCAATCAGCGCGAGCATTTCGTCTTTCTGCTTCGGCGTTAGGAGCAGATAAAGCGTCGCCGCCGCTTGCACCTGTGCATCCATGCTTTGACCTCCTTTTCGGTATTCATACCTATTCCCACAACAGGCGTTTGATGCACGGCGCTGTGCAACAAAATAATATTTTGCAAAAGATTGGGGAAGCGTAAATGGGTATTTTAGGCTCGCTTTTCGGCAAGAAAAAAATGACCGCTGCGGAAACCGCCTTTGTTAAGCGTCAATCGCAAATATTTGCGGACTGCATTCGCATCATTGCCGATACGGATAACATCGAAACATACTTTTCCCGGTACAAGCTTGCAGAGCAAACCGTAGCGCAGATCGCAGAGGTCGCAGGTGGCGATACTAAGTGTATAGCTGGTGGAAGGGTTTCCCCGAACGAATGCGCCGAAATGATACAAAACGAAAAGGCTACCCATACAAACAATTTTCTTTCTCGGTACATTCAAAAAGAAACCGTGCATATTCTCGGCCTATCTCGCGGGCAGGTAAAAAAGGCTCAAAGCATCGCGGCTATCGTTGACGAGTATTCCGACCAAATGCCGGAAGAAAGTCTCAAGCATGGGCGCGAGCTATGCGACAAGATGATTGAAAAAATTGAAAAGGTGGTGAACAAGTAATGAAAATTCCGGGTTTGTCTTTTAGCTGGAAACGTGCGCTCGGAATCACGAAGATGAAAAGGAAAATTTCAAAAGGAACTGGAATCCCAACGACCAAAGCAGGGCGGCAAAGAAAACTTGGCAAGCTCCTTGGTATGAAGTAAGGTTAGCCCTCGCCGCCTCTGCAACAACGGCGAGGGCTTTTTGCAGCCAGCGGGGACCGGCCGCCGCTGCTTGTCTTTACCGTAGCCCACTTTGGCTTGGTAATTCAATGCCGAAGCCTTGCAATAAGGCAGCGTTCGACATGGTTCGACAAGCCCTTATCTTGCGACGTTGCGGCGCGAAAATCGGAAAAAATTAAGGTGGCATAAATGAATATTCAAGAAGTGTGCAGAATCCGTAAAGAGGACTTGAAACTGACCTATCAAGACATTTCAGACGATTCCGGCGTTCCGCTGTCCACCGTGCAGAACTTCTTTTCCAAGTTTTCTAAATCTCCGTCCATCTACACCGTCGCGCCGATCTGCAAAGCGCTTGGAATATCGCTTGATGAAGCGTTCGGAATTTCCGAACATTTGACGCCGACCGAGGAAACTTTGCAAGCGCGGAATGATGAGCTGGAACGCCATGTTGACGCGAAAGCCGATACCATTGAGATCATGCGGCGCGGTGTGCGTATCCGCAACGGCGTGATTGCTATAATGTTCCTCATCATCGTTTTTCTCGCTGTGTGGTGCGTGTACATTGATTTTCATTGCATAGATTACGGATTTTGGAGGGG